ATGTTATTTCCTTAGATGATGACCCAGCGTTGACCGCTCGCGACCGTGACGCTAACTCCAGATGCTGTTGTGATTGGACCAACTGAGAAACCGTTTGTGCCTGTTGCGATGGTATAGCTAACGCTTGCTGTCGTGTTGTTAACTTGAATAGCGCCGCCCGCTTGAGCACCGCCAATACCGCCCCAGATCGTTCCGTTGTAACCTTCAAACTGAGATAACGATGTGTTATATCGCAACATTGCCGTTGCAGGTGTTCCGGGTCTTTGCGCCGTTGTACCGACTGGCAGAGTAATAGCGCTTGTGGTTGGGAACGAGGTAATACCTGTTGTTCCGTTAACTTGCATAACATCTGCACCACCGCCCACAGCAAACCGAATCGCATTAGCAGTTGTTGTACCAATCGCCAAGTCTGCAGTTGTAGCAGTTAAATACACTGTGTTGGGGGAGCCAAAACTATTTGTACCCGGTGTGCCAGTCCATCCCGAACTGTTCATACCAAAGTCACCATAATAAGTGGTAGCAGTCGTATTGTTGTTCGAGACAATTACATCAGAAGAAGCGGCAGTACCTGTATTGGTATTTTGAATCTCCATCTGTATGTAACTATTCTGACTGGCTTGCATCGTCAAAATATGATTTACATCGGTATAGCTCAGTGTTCCGTAAGAGAACGCACCTGTTGAAGACGTGCCGGAAGTAGAGGCATTAGCCGTAACAGTTGTGAAAGCACCTGTATTTTGTGTGGTCGCGCCAACTGTGCCGTTGATGTTGATACTTGCTGTACCTGTCAGGTTTGTAACCGTACCAGAGCTTGGTGTACCCAGCGCACCATTGTATAAAACAACTGCTCCTGTCGAACCAGTATTAACTGCCAACGCTGAGGCTATGCCTGTACCAAGACCCGATACACCAGTGGAGATCGGAAGTCCTGTTGCATTGGTGAGTGTTCCAGAGCTTGGTGTGCCAAGTGGACCGCCTTGATAAACAGCATATTCAGCAGGGTAGGTACAAAATACGTTCTGTGTACCAGACGCAAAATTAACTGTAGAACCCGCGTTACTAGAAGCATAAACCGTTGTACGGCTTAGCGTATTTCCTGTATTCCAAGTACCCAGTCCCACCTCCCAGTTTGCACCGCCTTGATCAGCGATACAGTAATAAGTTGTGGTTCCATTTGTAGAGGAAAAAGCGCCACTAAAAGACTGATACCCCGTGACCGCACCAAGGAGCGTGATTGCGCCTGTGCCTGGAGAACTACAGGTTTCTAATACCCGGTCCTTGATTAAGAAAGCCATACATACCCCTTAATTAGGAAGTAGCTGTTGTAGAGTAGGTTACTGAAACCGTATCGCCCGCTGTTGTTGTTTTAGCGGTTCCAAAGTTGCCCTCTGAATACAAAACACCAGCAGTTGAGCTTTGTGTGCTTACCGCACCTGTGCCTGTCACCAAGAAACAACCATAAACTGTACCACCACTGCCTGTAATTGTATAGGTAACTGCCGTAGCTGTCGAGGAAGTTACGTTAGAAGGAGTTGATCCTGTACTTGTAGAAGCCGCAAAAACCGCAGTACCACGAACTGCTGAGCCGCCAACGGTATAAGCTGTGAATTCCTTACCCCCACCCACCAGAGTTGTCATGGTATCTGTTGCGGCTGGAGATAAAGAAGCATTGGTTAAACCAAGGAATGGCCCAACTGTTGTATATGTTCCAGAAGTTCTAAGGAGTGTATCTAGCATTAACTGCTTTCCTACAGCTACCACTAGGTTGGGAAATTCTTCTTCCCATTTAATATTACCGTCTTTATCACGGCATACAACGTGATACCAACCTTCAATACCCATGCCTTCTGGGACTTTAGCGTTAGCCTGGAGCGTAGCAACTGCGTGGTCTCCAAATTTAGATAGTTCGTTAGTCATTTTGACTCCTTAAGATATGCGAATAATAGCCGCTGTGTTTGTGGCGGCAGGAAACTGAACTGTGAATGTGGCGTTAGAAGTCTTGGCTGACCCAAAGTCTAAAACACAAACGGCGGGGTTGGTTGTGCCATTGTTTAAATAAATCAAGGCACCTCTTGCACTTATAGATCCTGTCCAAACTGCGTTAGCAAAAGACACATAAGCCGTATCCCCGCTGGATCCTGTTGTTGGAAGCTGATTGACCACAAGCAACTGACCACCTGCTGCATAACTGCCACCATTTGTCTCACCCGCGTTGGTGTAAGACTGTGTGGTTTGGTTCAGGGTTGCGGAGTTGGTGTAGAGCGCAATGTAGAAGTTGCCGGACGTGAAGTTGTACACCCCGTTCATCATTCCGGTCTTAAATACATCACAAGCCCAGTTGCCAGTAAATGCCATGTTATGTTACCTTCTGACGATACTGACCAGAACGATAGGCATCTTGGCGCTCCAGTCCGTCGCCCAAACGTTTTGCTTCCATAAGCGCTTCTTTGTACTTGTCGTTGTACAACGCAATAATGTCCGCTTCGCCCTTCATGAACGTGTAAGCCTCGACCAAAGAACCATACAACAATACAGAATCATAATTGTCTCCAAGCCAAGTTGTGCCTGTGGAGTTAGACACGGCGGTGACAGAAGCTGTAAAGTTAGAACCGCCTGTACCAATATAAGTACCAGATGCGCTAATTACATCATTAACAGAATACAACGCTCCACCTGTTGTTGGTGTAATACCTGTGACGATACCGCCCGCAACCGTGATGGTTGCAGTAGCTGAATTCCCATTACCACCTGTGATGGGTACATCGTAATATGTACCGTTGGTGTACCCAGACCCACCGTTGGTGAGTGTCAAAGCGGTGATTGCGCCTTGGATAATTGTGGGTGGATAGTAATAATAGTGCAGCTCTACAGCGTACGACTGATCTGGTGTTGGTCCAAGAAGAAAGCTCAGTTCGGCAACATTGCCGTACTGGGGACCAAAGAGTGCGTAATACTGGGGCTGCTGATAGAAAGAAGAATTAGTACTGGCAAACGCTTCACGGATGAAGTTGACATCTTTGTTAATTAAGTATGTGTAAGTGCCGTTGCTGATCACAGCAAGCGAGTACACAGACAAGAAGTCGTTGGGGCAAGACAAGTAAGAATTGCCCGCTGTCAAAGTACCAATCTTATTAGCGCGAAGACTTGGAAACTGAATCGTGTTGTAAATGCGTTGCTCAGCCTGCTCGATGAAACGGTTGATCTGCGATGTGCTAGATTCTGTCGTTCCATCAGCAAGGTATACAGTCGGAAATTGATTTTCCGTGTATGACTGAATTGCAGTTACAAGTTCAGTATAGGTCACGCCATTGGTCCCCTAGCGATTCTGCCTTTAGTGGCTGCACCGTTACCACGTGTCTCAATACCTGTGGACTCAACTTTATCGTTGTGCCCAATAGATACGCCACCATTTAAAGGTGTCCAGTTCTTACGTGTTGGCATCTCAACTGAGAACCCAATGTCTTTTTCTTCCAGCGCTTTACCGCCAGAAGTATGGGGAGCTGCGTAAGTAGATGCAGGACCTACTTCTTTGCCGCCCTTTTTCATGCTAAATTTAGCCATTACTTGCCCCTTTGGTTGTTGGCACGTGCCATATTGCGACCAACTGCGCGCATGGCTTGACCTGTAACTCCGCCCTTTTTAAGCTTAGTCAAGTTTGTTTTTTTGTTCTCATGCAACTGTTTGTCGTGCATGCCAAAAGCCTTTTTGATCAGCTTTTTATCTTCTTTAATATCGTCGTGCTTCATGATCAACTCCTACGTTGTAGCGATTGTAACTTGCCCTATTGATACGGTCAAAGCCAAATTGTTTGGCGTAAGTCCTGCATCATCTAAACTTGCACCACCCACAGGGTTCCACCCCCATTGAATGATACGACTACCACCTTCATTCTCACCGTTTTGTAAGATACTGGAACTGCTTCCCTGTTGCACTTGCAAACCACTAAGTCCAGACGTAATGTAAGTCGTATCAGGTCTTGGATCCCTCACGCCTTGTGGATCGTCAACTGGGTACATACCGAGCTGCAACTGAGGCTGATCTGGGTCCCAACACTGTGGACAAACTCTAAGATCGTACGTCTTTGTCTTTATGACCTCTTTCTTAAGTTCTTTTAACTTAAACTGAAAGCCGCACCGATCACACTCGGCAATCGAGTTCTTGCCGGATGAAAACCGATTAGCCATTTAAATACCACCACCTATAAACATCTGCCTT